GGCATTTAAAAATCCTCCGAGATTTGGGTAGTGAATACGGTGGGGTTCGCGTTGTCTACGTTCGTAATGCTACCAACAACTGTTGTGACTTTATCGACAGTATTGATGTCCGATGTGGGTATTTCAGCCGATACTTGCAAAGTATACACCTTACGGAATATCCGCTTACGATACGCCGCCTCCTGATCCAGGAGGTCAGCGGAAGTCCATCCCATCAGATCAAAGCGACGGATCGTTCCGTCCTCTGGGATTTCTAGGAAACCACGCCTGAAGGGCGCGACTCTACGCAATATCTTACTCGTTAGTTGCCGATCATGTAGGGCACTTCTAGTGTACGTTGAAACTTGATAAATAAGAGTGACGGGGACAAACGAACTTAATTTGACGAAGCCATCCTCTGGTACTTCTTCATCAAGTTCCTCAGATGTCAACTCCGATGGGTAGTAGTCGATATTGCTGTAACCATTACCGTAGTAGTAGTCAGTTTCTGACATTTGAAGACTGCGGTTGTGTACTAAGTCCACCATTTCAATAGTGATGAATGGGTAGTGCTTCTCAGTCTCACCATCCGGGTACCGGAAGAATACGGAGACGGCACGCTCATCATTCCGGTCGTCAGAGACCGTCAGGTTTGCGAAACGCGCCTTGACGGCGGCGTCTTCAGCCAGCAAGAAGCCCTTCGGCATTAGAGCATCCTCTTCTTCAATTCACGGTTGATGAGTGTCTCTAGATCCGTAACTCGGGATACTGCGGCGCGTACCACGGGGGCGGGAGGTACACGTCCCGTCCCGTATTCCATCTCCTTATCCCCGGAGATGACGATTTCCATGTCCTTGTTATCGAAATCAACTGATACTGTCTCGGCCTTAGCGCCCCAGCCCTTGGAGCGGGCGTAGCGCGACAAGTCGTGTTGGTATTCCTGAGATGCTTTCACAACAGCATCATTTATATAGGTATCTAGATTATCAAGGTAGTTTTCATAAAATGAAACTACCGTGGGGACACCACGAACAGGTGCGCCAGAACCAAGGGAGGACATAGACGTTAGAACAGCCTTTTGCATGGCGTGTCTCCTGCGGTTCTGGGCGTTGGATACTGCCGACGCGCATCGGCAGTACCTATAGTTTAGCCCAAATTAGGCAGTGTTGTAGGCCACGGATAAGTGTCAACACCCAGTGCCTCTGGCCCTGGATCATTGATGAGTTCCTCTTCGACCTCGGTTTCATACCCCGATACCAGCACAAAGACCTCGTCTTTAATGGCCCCACGAACCTTGTAGGAAGACACGTTATAGTAACGTCCATCGTACACGAACATGTCATTAAGGTGGTGCTGGTATTCCCAGGGTTCCCGCAGGCCAACATCCACCATGCTCTTCATGTCAATGAAGAGGTTCATCGTCTGTAGTGGGTTGCGTCCATCAGCAATTGCTCGACGCTCGTCTTCTTGCTCTGTTGCTAGAAGTACCGGGATTACAACGCCGTCTGAGTATTTCTTTCCCCCGGTGCCCCGGATTCCCTCATCGTAAACATCATCATATACGCTGTTCACTGAGGCCGCGCCCAGGGGAATGAACTCATACCAAACAACAGTCAGGCCCGCGACATTCTGGTGGCGCGCCAAATGCTTGTTGATGTTAGATAACTCGCGCCGTACGTCCATCAGTAATACGTGTTAGTCGTCTGCCCGGAACGTGGTGTCGTGTCGACATATACATCTTCACGAAGGTTGTCTTCCTGGGTCTCGCGGTCGATAACACCCGAGTCGATATCTGGCCAGAGACGTTCAAGTGGCGAATAATCGCCAAACTCTTTGGGCTTATACAGCGGTACAAGACGGTTCGTAATGCGAGATGTACGTCGTAGACTGAACACCTCGACACGGTCGATACCAATGTTGAGGGCGGTGGCATGACGCTTATATTCCTCTTCCCACTGCGCCAGCAAAGATTGAACCATGCGAAACCGCTGGCTGGCTGGGATGTGGACGGACTCAGAGGTGATCACATCAATATCCCGACTGTACTCGGTCATCAATGCCCACAAGCATTCAGTGATCGTGGCAATACCAATTGCATTAACCAGGAGATCCGACATCTCTTCGATAGAGACACCGATATTGCGGATATGTTTTTCAACAGCCCTTTGAGCGTAGAAACTCAGGTCATCCGGGGTGACCCATTCGTAGAAGTAGCCCTCCACCATGATGGTATTGGAACCTGACGGTAGAGAGTTGAGACGCAATATTCCATTACGCTCGTCGAGAACGTAGTTTGTACCAGCAGTAAGTTCAGTAGTGGTTGTACCGTTAAAGAGTGCCACCCATAGCGAGTTGGCATCGACGTTCACTTGACCAAGTTCGTATGTACGTCCTACAACATTAAAGGTAGACTGAAAGAACTTGGGGAAGTCACGTAGATAACGACGTGCGATCTCTTCAACATCAGTGAGGGTAGCCACGTACCAATTCTACTACTAATCGCTTTTTGTTTCTTGCCTCGGCTGGTTAAGCGCCGGGTGAGCATACCGAATACGGTGGGCTACGACCATTAGGCGCTTCACAAGCGAGGGGGCCGATGCACCTGTGGGTTTAGGCAGGTTAGGCATATTTTATATAGTACTTTACGCCGTAGTTACGGGGTTCAATCGTAACCGCTGAACCAGACCCAGTATCAGCAGTGCTCCCCGACATCGTGTGTCGGTGGCTCCCGGCCTCCCCTGTGTAGCCGATACCGAGGGTGATGCCCGAGGTAGATGACGCTACGGTAACGCTTCCGGTGCTCTCATTAGCAAGGCTCGACCGCAACATAATACCTGCGACATAGTTGCCAGCAGATCCAGTGGTGTAGTGGTCGTGTGTACCAAGACTGTTCATTGCGAGAGACCCGACGCCGTGGTTGTGTGATGGTAACTGACTAGTGGTCAGAGTCACCTGATTATTGGTGGCTCCGTAAGCAGTTCCAATCACACGGCCTGTTCCAAGGCCCGACAAGAAGAATCCAGCAAAGTTGGGCACCCGAAATGTATTAACGGTTGGTGCGCCGTAGGCTGTACCAATTACAGAGAACAGATCACTATATGAGGTGCGTGACAGTTCTGCCCCGTTACATTCCACCCACTTTGTAGAATCTGGCAATGCTGTAGTGGACACCCATGTAATGACAGTGCCAATCGGGACACCACCCTCAGCAGTGGGAAGAGCCAAGCCGAGACGAGTCCAGGTGCCGTCAACCTTTACAAATATGCCAGCAGGACCCGATACAGAGGACTTGTAATAAAAGTCTCCGTCTTGGCCTAGTAGCGATGGCGGTTCGATGTCACCTTTTAGACTTGTTGTCATTGGGACATTGACGCGCTTATCAACAATGAAGGCGCTTGTAATGGTACTCGCCCCAGAGCGATAGATAGTCGCCAGCACGACATCCGTATCTGGATCAATCCACGTATCGGTGGGCACCCCGACCGTCGTTGTCATTCGACTAGGTGTCGGTGGGAAGGTGGGGTTTGTACCACTTTCTGGACCCTTAACCACCGTGATATTGATGGTCCCGCTGGTTAGACGTGCTACTACAACGTCGAAACGCGCGGTAACAGGGGCATTAGGCAGAGTCAATGAGGGGTTAGTGGAAACGGTATAAACCGTGCCGTTAACAGCCACGTACCCCGAGCCAACCGCAACGGTGTAGTTGGAGACTGTCTGAGGTGTTACTTCACATCCCGAGATAACGCCAGAGGCGCGGTTACCTAGGATCTGGAAATCCAAAGCATCCGGCTCCGCCTGATCTAGGGCGTTATACCTGTTACTACCGGTTGTGTCGATAGCGTTGGGGATAATGAAGGGCATCTGTTACCTCTCAGAGAGTGTCGTAGATGTTCCCGCTGTTGCGAAGGTACGCGTAGAGGTCCTTAGGCAACTGGTAACGCTTACCGTCCTCAAACTTGTAGACGGTGCGACCCCAGTGCATGGTCCACGACCCCTTGACACGGCAGGAGACGAGATCACTTGCAACAACCGTGGTGGGTGTCGCAACTTCAACCTCGTCATAGACCTGAATATCGTTTGAATCGACTTCTGCAAATGCATTTGTCGTACGACGGTTAGCCATTGTGTGACTCCTTGTTGTGTTGGATATAAATATAATGGCGGGGGCGGTTTCCCACCCCCGCCATCATACATGACTTGTCTCCTAGGTTCAGGAGATTGCGCCACCCAAGGTGTTGAGGACGACGCGGGACTCGTGGGTGATGACACCGAAGCCCCAGATTGCGTACCACGCCAGACCGTGCTCACGACCGAAGTCGATGACACCACCGTCACGGAGTTCAACCGGGAGGGAGATGGCATGACCGAAGGCGTTGTCACCGATCATGATGGCGCTGTACGAGTCGGCGTCAGGAGCCTGAGCACCACTGGTAACCGGATCGAGGTCAGCGGGGATGCTGAGGCCCTTCTTGACCTGAGTGGTCTCGATGAACACCACATC